AGGAGGATGTTTTACATGAGCTATGCACCTTTAACAAAGGAACGATTAATAGAAATGATGAAAGGTGCTCCAAGCCATGCAGTAATTAACATAATGTACAAAGATAAAGGTTACACAGCCAATATTGAGGTTTCATTGGATCTTAATAATGGAGCGACAGGTGAAAGAAATATTATCTTCATAGACGCAGAAAAGCCGAATTATTTAGAGTAGGAGTAGTCATTGTGCCACAGTACGACCAAATAACGCAACATATCGAAAAATTAGAGTAGTTGCGAAGGGGGATAAAAATGGTTAAAAATCATATAAGAGGTCATAAGATCGAATTTTTAAACAATCAGTGGGTATACTCTGACACCAAAGAATCCACTGTTGAAACACATAAAAGCAGAAATTGCGGACATTGCAATCTTCCCCAAACCAAAGAGGGTCACGACGGGTGTTTGGGAAAATTAAGAGGAGTATCTAATGCTTGTTGTGGACACGGGACGGCAAAAGAAGCATATATACAATTCGTAGATGGATCAGTGATACGTGGTAAAGACGCTATTAATACTGTAAATTCTCTTAGATAATCAAAAGAAGTGAAAGAAGTTTATTTAGAAAATGCTATCCGATTTATTAATACGGCAAAAGAAAAACTTAATTCGCAGTTCGAAAAAATAGTGCAATGAAAGTGAAGTTTTAATTTGAGAGGAGACTTATAAAATGGATCACAAAGAAGCGATTAAGATTATTAAAGCTAATTATCCTCCAGAAAATTATACAAGACTTAGAGAAGCTTTAGACTTAGCAGTCAAAGTACTACAAGAAGGGATAGTGAAATACCAATGAATAATATTAACAAATTGACTAAACTTATGGCAGAAAATCCAGATATAGAAGTTATTTTCTTATACCCAGAAGACGGATCGGGAGAGTATTATACTTTTGGTAAGACATATAAAGTTGAGCTAGATGAGTATACAATAGCAAATGAAAGGGTATGGTGGAAGAGTAATGAAACAGAACTTTTTGAGGAAATGGCTGATGCAATAGCAAATGATTTATATTCTTATATGGATTTTCCATTAAGTGAGGAACAAGAAAAAGACATCAACAGAAAGGCAGAAGAATTCATGAAAACAATGAACTGGAAAAGGGCAATAATGGTTTATATACAACCTAGATAAAATATGATATAAAAGATCCAGACACATCAACAGCAGGAGGCGAGGAAACTGGCAGTGAAGATACGAACGAGGAGCGATTGGGCTAAGGAATTTTATCAAGAATATTTTACTGAAGACGAGTTGGAACCTAACGCAGAAGGGGAATGTCCAGTATCATGTGTGTTCTCTAATCATGGTAAAGGTAGAGGTGACAAGAGCAAATCTATGTCAGTGAACATCACCACAGGAGAATATAATTGTATGGCTCCAACATGCAAGGGTGGAACAGAATTTGACTTCTATTGTCAGATGAATGAGATTGAATCCAGTAAGAAGAATATCCTAAGGGTGAAGAAAGTCCTGGAAGAGAAATTAGGCGAGAGACCTGATTCAGTCACAGGAGGCACGGATGGTTCTGTTGAACAAGATGATAAGTTCATCGATATTGATGAAGTTGAATTCCGACAGAAGCGACTATTGGATAAATATCCAAAGGAGCTTGAATTTTTGAAATTCATGCGTGGGCTAGATGAAGCCACCATTAAGCAATTTAGATTGGGTTACAAGCCAGCAGAGGACAGAATAAGCATACCTATATTCGACGAACATGGTAGGTGTGTTAACATTCGTGGGTATTCCAGACATGATCCCCTTAACAAGATTAACTCGTATGGTGCAGGATACGGCAAGGGTAGATTGTTTCCTATTGAGAATTTGTTCTCTGAGGAAAAAGACATTCTCCTGTGTGAAGGTGAGTTTGATGCTATCCTTGCTAACCAGATGGGCTACAATGCAGTGACAGCAACTATTGGTGCAGGGAATTGGAAGGGAAGATGGAACAATCTATTCTCAAGAAAGAATGTTTATATCTGCTATGACAATGACGAAGCAGGAAAGCTTGGAGCTGAGAAAGTTGGCAAGCAGTTAATCAAGAAAGCTAGGAAAGTTAAGATTATCGACCTTGGTCAGAAGATGGATATCAATGGTGGAGACATCACAGATTTCTTCGTGGAGCTTGGCAAGACCAAAGAGGATTTTGATGAGCTATTATCTAAATCCAAGGATTTCAGTGGATTGGAATATAACGACAAAGGTCAATTGATCAAGAGTGAACATAATGTTGAGATTATATTGACCACAGGAGCATTTGAGGATAAGTTCTATTACAACGAATTCAGTGGGATGGAAATGATTCATGGGGATTTGCCTTGGAGAGATAATGATGGATTCTCCCAATGGACTGATTCAGATGATAGTAACCTTAGACATTACATTGGAATCAACTTTGGCATACGTAACATCATAACAATGTTGGAAGATGCTATTACCACGATTGCCTTCAGTAACATGTATCATCCAATTAAGAATTTCATTGAGACAGAGCAATGGGATGGATCCAAGCGGTTGAGTGGTACTTTTATTAATTGGTTAGGAGCAGAGGATAATAGTTATAATAGGAAAGTAGCAGAGATGAGTTTGGTTGCAGCAGTAGCACGTATCTACAAACCTGGAATAAAATATGACTATATGCCAGTCCTAGTTGGTGAACAAGGGATTGGTAAGAGTTATATGTTTGAAGTTCTCACAGAACATAAATGGTTCTCTATTCTCAGCGACTTCGGTGGTAAGGATACTTACGAGAAGTTACAGGAATCCTGGATATTCGAAGTAGCAGAATTAGAAGCATTCAAGAAGAGTGAGGAGCGAGAGATTAAAAGCTTCATAACCACCACTAACGACAAGTTTAGATCATCTTATGGTAGGAGGGTAGAGGAACACCCACGGACTTGTGTATTCTTCGGTACGACCAACGAGAATGAATTCTTGAAAGACTCCACAGGTAACAGAAGATTCTTGCCAATAATATGTAACAACAAACAAGGCAAGAGTCCTGACTTAAGGAAGTTGGAAGTTCTTGTAGAACAATATTGGGCTGAAGCATTGTACCTTTGGAAGTCAGGATATAAATTAGAGCTTCCTGCACAGGAGGCAAAGATGGCATTGGAAATGCAAGAGGATCAATATAGTAGTGATCCTTGGGAAGATATTATAGAACAACATTTGATGAAGAATGATATGGATGAAATATCTATTCCAGAGATTTGGTTCAAGATTCTTGGTGGGGATGGAACTAAGGTAGCAAGATTCCAGACTGAGAGAATCAAGAAATGTTTGGATCGTTTGGATTGGAAGAAGGGTAAACGCAAGAGAACAGACTTTGGTTTGGTATCAGTATATGAGAGAAAACGGTTATATGAGGTGGAATAAGGGTAAATTACCTTTATTTCCCTTATCTCCCACGATGTTTCCTCATTTACCTGAATCTAGGGAAATCGGTTCTTAACTCAGGATCGGTACTTAACTTTCACTGAAAAGTACTTAACTTTTTAGGAGATAAGTACTGAAAATATTCACTAGTGGCAGTAGCTGAACAACTTTAGGTACTTAAGTACTTAACTTTTTATACTACTAATACAAAAATATAGAAATTAAAGAGAATTTTAAAAGGGTAGTAGAGCAAAATTTTTTCCAGGTACTTAAGTACTCAAAATGAGTCAACATGGTGCAGGGCAAGGGATTGCTAAGTACCTGTCCCAGAAAAAGTTAAGTACCAAATAAGAAGTTAAGATACTTTGGATACTTTAAGTACTCAACAAAAATTAGGAGGAAATTACTGATGGGATGTAACCAAGTGCAAGATAAGAATTATGAGAAGCTGATGAAGGATTTAGGTAAGGATGAGTTATTAGCAGACTGGAAGAAACACCTTAAAAATCATGATGATATGAGTAAGGAAATCTACAGGCTCAAAGGAGAATTGATTACAGTAATGTTGGCTTATGCTAGTGCAGGACACAGAAAAAGAAGAATTGAAGAAGATTTATATAGAGACAATAAAAGTGTGCTTTAATTCAAGGTATCATGCATAATTAAAATTAAATAAAGAGGAGTGATCGGTATGGGAAAAGGAAGACCGACAAAGTTAACACAAAAAGTACAGGAAGCTATGTGTGAAGGTATAAGGAAAGGGAACTATGCATCAGTTGTTATGAAGGGGTTGAACATTGACTCTGGAAACCATTGGAACTGGTACCGAAAAGGTAAGGCTAACGAACTTGACGGTGATGGTGGTAATCGTTATGTTGATTATTTCAATAGTATCAATGAAGCTGAGGCAGATGCCGAGCAACGTATGGTTGATCAGTGGCAGGAACATTTTCCTGGAGACTGGAGAGCTATCCAGACTTTCATGGAAAGACGGTGGAATGACAAGTGGGGTAGGAACGATAAAGTCAAACAAGAAGTTACTGGTAAGGATGGTGGAGCTATTGAAACTAACCAGAAGCATCAGACTGATTTGACAAAGCTATCAGAGGGGGAGTTGATCCAACTTGAGTCTATCCTTGGAACATCTTCCAAGTCTGGAAGCAATTCGTCAGGAGAGAGCTAAAAGAAGTTTAATTGGTTTCACCAAACATACGAAACCAGATTATGACATTAACTGGCACCATGAGAAACTAGCAGAGTTGCTTGATAAATTGTATCGCAAGGATATCAAACGACTGATGGTATTTATGCCTCCACGACACGGCAAAAGTGAGCTTGTGTCAAGGAGGTTTCCTGCTTATATTTTAGGGAAGAATCCTAATGCTAGTATCATATCAACAAGCTACTCTGCAGGGTTAGCAAGTAGCATGAACAGAGATGTTCAACGGATAATTGATTCACCAGAATATAACCAATTGTATCCTGAGACTAACTTAAGTGGCTCCAACGTAAGATCAGTTGGTAACTACTTAAGGAACTCAAATATATTCGAAGTTGTTGGATATAAAGGTTCTTATTTGTCTGCAGGAATTGGTGGAGGTATTACTGGCAGGGGTGCTGATTACGCAATCATTGATGACCCTATCAAGAACAGAGCCGAAGCAGAATCCAAGACATATCGTGATAAGGTATTTGATTGGTTCACATCAACATTGTATACACGTCTGGAGAAAGATGCGTGTGTGTTGATTACACTAACTAGATGGCATGAGGATGACCTTGCTGGTAAGTTGCTAGAACTTGCACAGGACAGCCCAGAAGCGGATCAATGGCATGTTCTCAACTATCCAGCAGTTAGGTTAGATATGAAGGATGAGACAGACCCAAGAGAATTGGGTGAAGCATTGTGGAAAGATAAGTATGGTAAGGATACACTCAATACCATTAAATCAACTATTGGCACATACGAGTGGTCAGCATTGTATGAACAGAATCCATCACCATCTGGAGGTAGCATTGTCCAGAGAGATTGGTTCCAATATTATCAAGCACTTCCTAAGATGGATGAAGTTATTCAATCGTGGGATTTTGCATTTGATAAGAGTGAAAGTTCCAGTTACGTTGTTGGACAGGTTTGGGGTAAGTCAGGAGTTGACAAGTATCTAATTGACCAAGTCAGAGACCGAATGAACTTTACAGAATCTTTGAAAGCAGTTAAGAATTTATCAGCTAAGTATCCTGAAGCCAAAGCCAAATTCATTGAGAAGAAAGCAAATGGTGCAGCAATCATTACTTCATTAAGAAAGCAAATCAGCGGTATCATACCAGTCAATCCAAGTGGGAGCAAGATTGAACGATTGTATGCGGTCACTCCTCAATTCGAGAGTGGTAATGTATACATACCAGACCCAAGCATTGCACCATGGGTGAACGATTATGTGGAGGAGCTAGTAAGCTTCCCAAATGCTACTAACGATGACCAGACGGACACTACATCACAAGCATTGAATAATATGGAGAATAGGAAGAAGCGTTCAACCGTTAAGGTACGTGCATACTAATCGTACAGGAGGTGATTTAATGGCATCAACAAAAGCTTATGTGATGGAAGATGGAGAAGTGCTATCTCAGAGCTACATGGATAGTTACATCTTGAAACAGAAGGATGATGGTAGTAACCAAATACCTAGTGATAGCTTTAATCAAACATATAGTGGACTTGGATTAGTGGAGCCTATCTATAACATTGAAGCCTTGGCACAATTGCTAGAGATCAACACATTCCATTACCGAGCAGTTAAGACCAAAGCAAGGGATATTGCTGGTTTAGGATGGAATTTGGTACCAAGAGAAGGTGTAGAGAATCCTTCACAGGAGGAAAGGAAATCAGTTAAAGACTTCCTAGAAACTTGTAATCCATCAAGAACATTTACTGAGATATGCGATATGGTTATGGTTGACCATGAAGCTACAGGTAATGGTTATTTTGAAGTTATCCGTGATGTCAGCGATGATAAAGTGGTAGGATTGGAACACATTCCAGCACACACTATGAGAGCTCATCAGGATATGGAAAGATATGTTCAGATAAGAGGTAGGAATAAGGTATGGTTCAAGAAGTTCGGTTTGGATAAGGATGTCAACAAGGACAGTGGAGAAATTAAGGATTATGGAGCAGTTGAGGTAGGAAATCGTGCTACTGAAGTTCTCCACCTTAAGAACTACACGTCACGCTCAGACTACTATGGTGTACCAGACATTCTTCCTGCACTAGGAGCATTGCTAGGGGACAAGGAGAGGCAAGAGTACAATACGTCCTTCTTCGAAAATCACGCAATTCCTGCCTATGCTGTGACCGTTTCAGGAGCAGACCTAGATGAACAGACTGAACGAGATATCAAGAAGTTCTTCCAACAAGATGTTAAGAAGGCAAATCATTCGACACTGGTGTTGACAGCCAAACCATCAGAAGGTGAATATGATTC